CGCAACTCGCCGTCGCAGCGCTACGCCTACAATCTGGCGACGATCATCGACGACCAGGATCAGCGGATCACCCGGCGCGAGGAATTCATGTGCTCGCAGGTTATCCGTACCGGCCAGGTGATCGTCGAGGGCGAGGATTATCCGACCCAGACGGTCAACTTCGGCCGTAATGCCGCGCTGACGATCGCGCTCGCCGGCGCGGAGCGCTGGGGCGAAGCTGGCGTCGATCCGATGGACGATATCGAGGAGTGGGTGCAGCTGCTTTCCGATACCAGCGGCTTCACCGCTCGCGAGGTGCTGCTCGGCCCGGGCGCTGCGGGTCTCCTGAAGAAGTCGCTGCGCTTCCTCGAGGCGCTCGACAACCGGCGCCAGGACGGCGGCATCATGCAGCTGGGGCCGGTCAGCACCGGCGCGGAGAACAAGTATTATGCGGTTCTCGGCACCATCGGCGAGCTGACCTTCATCCAGTATTCGCAGCCCTACACCGTCGGCGGGGTGCGCAACAACTTCTGGCCGTCCATGGGCGTCGGGATCTTCGATCCCTTCGGTTTCATGGGCCACTTCGCATACGGCGCCATCCTCGACAACGATGCGCTCCTGCCGATGGAGCGCTTCCCCGACATGTGGCGGGAACGGAACCCCTCGCGAACCATCGTCCAGACGCAGGCAGCACCGCTTCCGATCGCTCCGGAGCCGGACGCGAGCCTGTTCGCGCTGGTCCGCTAATCCCCAACCCTGTGTTCGTCCGCATATCCGCCGGTTTCGCCGGCGGATATCAGGACTTGAAAGGACGCTCCGATGAGCAAGAAAACCGAGCAGTTCAATGTGACCGTGAAGGTCGGCAAGAAATCCTACAGGCCGGGTGAGCCGGTTCCGGTCGGTACCGGCGGCCTTACGGCCGAGGAAGCGGAAAACTTCCGCAAGAATTTTGGTGCCTGGACCGCCGGTCCCGACGCCACGCCCACGGCGCCCGTGCCTTCCGTCGATCTCGACAAGCTTCGCGAGGCGATCGAGAAGCTTTCGGCCGACAACGACAAGCTTTCGGCCGACAATGACCGCCTGACGGCGGAGCGCGACAGCGCGATAGGCGACCGCAACACGCTGCTGAAGCAAAACGAGCAGCTTGAGGCCGACAATGCGACGCTGGCCGCCGAAGTCACCAAGCTTCAGGCCGAAATCGAAAAGCTGACGGCTCCGCAATGACGCCGCGTCCCGCCATGTTCGAAAGGATTGGACCGAAGTTCGCCAAGGCCTTCGGCAATGCCGACGCCGTGTTCACGGTCGACGGTGTCGCCAGGCCCGCCGTGCGGGTCATCCTGCGAGTGTGGCGGGAAACCGATCTGGCGGAGGAGCAGGAGCAGGCCGTCGAAGGCACCACCCATCTGCTTGCCGTGTCCGCTTCCGCGGTGCCCGGGCTCGCCAGCCAGCGCGACAGCGTCGCAATCGGCGGCGTCACCTACCAGGTCATTAACATCGACGATGATGCGCGAGCCATGCTCCGCATCTCGCTTGCCGGAGATATCTGATCATGAAGACACAGGAACAGGAGCAGGCTCCGGCCGTCGCGGTCGATCCGATGGAGGACCTCTGCCAGGCGCTGTTCTCGACGGAAGAGGGCGCAAAGAAGAAGGCCGCGCGCCAGACCGCCGGCGCCATGACGCAACGGCCATGGCCGCAATTGCCGTCGCGGCTCCGGTCGGCGATCCGCTCCGATATCGGTCGCTTGCTCGACAATGGCAAGGCGCGCGGTCAGCTCATCGAGGCGGGCTATTCCGCGGCTGTCGTGAACCAGGCGCTGCGCGACCTCGGCCGGTCGGTCGCCTGACATGGCGCATCTCCGCAGCCAGATCTTCGCGGCCGTCATCGCGCGCCTCTCGGCCATTCCGGAGTTCTCCGGTGCTGACAAGGTGAAGCGCGGCCGCAAGGGCGCTATCCCGCAGGAAAAGCTGCCGGCACTCACCGTCACCTGGGCCGACAGATCGGAGACGATCACGGTCCGACCCTCGTCGGGACCAGCCGGAGAGGACGGTTACGACCGGTCCCTGCCGCTCTCGATCGTCGTGCACCTGCGGGACGATGAGCCGGAAGAGGAATTCGACCGGCTTTGCGTGCTGATCGAGACGGCAATGGCCTCGGACATCACTCTCGGCGGCCTCGCCATTGAGGCGTTGCTGCAGTCGGAACAGTATTTCGTGAACCCGCTTACCGGCACCTCCCTTCTTGCCGGTTCGCTCAACTACCAGATCGCCTACAAGACGCTTGCCGCCAATCCGGAACAGGCTGCGCTGTAGCGCCACCACTCCCACCAGCAAAAGAGGACTTTGCCATGGCTCTCGGCCGTCAGCTTACGCTTGCCCGCTCGACCGGCGCAGGCGCCTTCACCTTGGCCTGCATCACCGAACAGCGATCCCTCGAGATCAACAACGAGGAAATCGATATCACCAAGCCGAGCTGCACCGATCCCGGCAGCAAGCTCACGCTGGCGCTGATGTATGGCATCCAGTCCATTCGTTTCAGCGGGCAGGGGGCCTTCGTCGATACCGTCACGATGAAGGCGGTAACCGCCGATGCCGTCAATCAGGTCATCACCGAATATCAGGTCACGGTGCCCGGCGTCGGCACGTTCGAAGGCGACATGCTCGTCTCGATGACGTTCTCCGGCGACAAGACCAACGAGCTGCAGGCCGACATCCGCTGCGCCATGACCGGCGCTCTGACCTTCGTGCCGGCTGTCTAAGCGGAGAGTTCAATGTTGCCTGCCAACCCATTGCGCGGCGAGGCGGAGGTTCGCATCGGCGCGATTGACTTCCGCATCGCCGTCACTTTCTCCGGCCTCGCTCGTCTCTCCGATGCGATCGGCGCCCGCACGCTCGACGAACTCTACGGCCGCCTCCTCGGTTTCGAGCCGAAGGCGGTCGCCTGCGCCGTCCGCTGCCTGATCGTCGCGGATGACGAGGATCAGATATCGGCGCTTTCGGCGAGGATCCTCGACGATGGCAATATCTCGGCCGCCGACCAGCTCGGCTGGCGCGAGGCGGTCGAAAAGGCGCTTTCCGCTCATATTGCCGCCGGTACAGTGCGGCGGGACGAGCGGACGGCTTCGCAGATTGCGGGAGATGCTGTCCTGGGAAAGCCCGTAAGCCTCTCCTGATTAAGGATCATCTCAAGTCTCTGTACCGTATCGCCACGAACCCGAAGATGCTCGGCTGGTCGCCGGACATGTTCTGGAAGGCGACGGCGGCGGAATTCGAGATGACCGTGGAGGGGCTTTCCGGGAATGTCCGTGGCGGGCCGTTTATTTCGCGCGAAGAGGTCCGGCGCATTGCCGCAGAGCATGGCGTTCGTCCATCACTGAAGGGCAGTCCGAACGCGAGGACGATCGGCAGTTGATCAGCTCGGTTTCACGTAGTCGTCGATCTTGGCAATTATGATGCCGAGCGCCGCGCTGACGACGCCGAGGCCGAAGGAAACGGCGCCGAGAATCTCATGCATGGCAGACTTCGCTGCGAAAGCGACAAATACGCCGCCGACAATCTGCAAAATACCTAACAAAAATATGGCGGCGGCCACGGCTTCCCTCCCAATGCTACCGATGCGGCAAAAGTTGCATAAAGCCAGTGGGAGTCAACTAGTAACTGCGTCGTTTCTCCTCAATTTCGGTTTTCGAGGTTCGCAATGAGCCGTCCAGATATTCCCGTCACGATCTCCGGTGATCCGAAGGGCTTCGAGTCCGCTCTTGCTCGGGTTCGGGCGCTTTCGAAGTCGACGGCCACGGATGTCGTGACCTCCTTCGGCCGGATCAAGAACCTCGTCGCGGGGGGCGCCGGTCTCGTGACCGGGCTTGCCTCCGCCGCCAGCGTCACCGCATTGCGCGACGCCGCGGGTGCAATCGCCTCGATCGGCGACGAGGCGCGCCGTGCCGGCCTCGACGTCAAGAGCTTCCAGGAGCTCAAATATGTGGCCGAGCAGAACCGGGTCGGCATCGACGCCCTGACCGACGGGATCAAGGAACTGAACCTCCGTGCCGACGAATTTATCGTCACCGGAGGCGGATCGGCGGCTGAGGCCTTCCAGCGCATTGGCTATTCCGCCGAGGACCTTAAGACGAAGCTCGAGGACCCTGCCGAGCTTTTCACAGAGATTATCGGCCGTCTGGGCGAGCTAGATAAAGCTGCGCAGATCCGCGTCATGGACGAGATCTTTGGCGGGGCGGGCGGCGAGCAGTTCGTGCAGCTGATCGAGGCGGGCGAAGCGGGCATCCGCGACACCATCCAGGCCGCGAACGACCTTGGCATCGTTCTTGACGAGCAGATGATCCAGAAGGCTGCAGACGTCGACCGCAAGTTCAACATGCTTGCGACGACAGTCGGCACGAAGTTGAAATCCGCCATCGTGTCGGCGGCCGACAGCCTGGCGGAGTTTATCGACGGTTTTCGCGATTTCCAAAACCAAATGAACAGCACGCTTCAGGGCAGGCAAGCCGAAATCGGCGAGCGTCGGCTCGAGATTGAGAATGAAATCCTCAAGAAGAAGGAGGCGCAGGCTCGACAGGACGAGAAGCTCTCACCTGTCGCCAGGAACCTTGGTTTTGAAAATAGCAAGAACGCGAATCTTGCCGGCTACACCGGGCAGATAGAAGCCCTGAAGGAAGAGAGCCGGAAACTCGCGGAAGAAGAGGCAAAGATCGTTAACATCCTGAGCGATCGTCTCAAGCCGATGAACCGCCTGGCCGAGAGGACCTGGACGCCGATCCCCACGGAAGAAAAAGGCGGTGGCCGGTCCAAGAAAGTCTCGGAAGCCGAGAAAGAAAAGAAGGCGATCGATGACGTGATCGCGTCGCTGCGCGAGGAGCTGGCGATCATCGGGCTTACCGACATCGAGCGTGAGCGCACCATTGCGCTTCGCGAGGCTGGGGTGGAGGCGACCTCGAAAGAGGGTCAGGAGATTTCGGCGCTCATTGACGAGAAATACCGTCAGCTCGCGGCCGAGGAAGCGCTGGCCGAGCAGTATGAGCGCAGTCAGGAGGCGGCCGAGCGAATGGGACAGGTCCTCGACGATCAGCTGATGCGCATCGTGGATGGGAGTTTCGATGCGAAGGAGGCGATCGCGGCGCTGCTGATGGAGATCATCAACGTTCAGACGAACGGGAAAGGGCTTTTCGGTTCGCTGTTCAGCTCCATCTTCGGCGGGAGTAGCGGTCTTACGTCCAACTTCGTGCCGACCACGACCCTCGGCGACTTCCTCGGCTATGGTGGCGCTCGCGCTGGCGGCGGCGATGTTTCTCCCGGGCGAATCTACCGGGTCAACGAATACGAGGACGAGTTCTTTGCACCGACCAGCCACGGTCGAATATTTGCGCCGAGCAAGCTGTCCGGCGCGTCAGGCGATGGCGAGGGCGGAGGCGGTCGCACCGTCGTTGAGATCGTGCTGAGCAAGGATTTGTTCGCCAGCATCCTTGAGCAGACCGGCGATCAGACCGTGCGCATCGTGCGCAGCAACGAGGAAGCCCGGGCGAACTATCGCCAGAATGGCGGGGAAGATTTCTGATGGCGTTTCTCATTTCGCTTCCGAGCGTGGTCTACGGCCAGGTCGCGTTCGACCCGGTGCGCGTCCGCGATACCAACCGCATGGAAGGCAGGCGTACCGAGACGGCATATTCCGGGACGCCTTACTGGATCGCCTCCTATTCGGCGTCGAAGCTGACAACGGCCGAGGCGGCCTTGTTCGACGCCTTCAACATGGATGCGAACGACGGCGGTGTAATCGCCGGCTACGACGCGCACCGACCGCGGCCGATCGCCTATCAGGGCAGCAATCCACTTTCCGGCGTGAAGGCCGGCGGCGGAGCCTTCAATGGAGACGCCGTGCTGCAGTCGATCACCGACGGCAACACGATCGTCGTTTCGGGACTGCCGGCCGGGTTTAAACTCGCGCGCGGTGACTATGTCGAGGTGCGGAAGTCTACCTTCGTGCGATCGCTGCACCGGATCACTCTGGCTGCGACAGCAAGCGCGGCCGGTGTGGTGACCCTGAAGATCCGCTTCGCGCTTAACACGCAGGTCTTCACCTTGCCATGCACCGTCCATTTCGAGAAGCCTTCCTGCATCATGGAAATGGATGCGGGAAGCTTCAGCCTGCCGAAGACCTGGCCGAACTATAACGTCCAGTTTACCGCAACGGAGTTGTTCCTCCCATGAGCGTGCTATCTCCCGAGGTCGAGGACCTGGTCGAGAGCGGCGAGTTCGCAATCCTCGACCTGATCCGCCTCGATCTGCCCGGCAAGACCGTTGGGTATCACCGCGGCGGGCGCAAGTTCACGTACAATGGTTTGGTGTATCTGCCGAACCGGTATATCCAGCCTGGTGACCTGGTGAGCGCCGTCGGCGTAGCCGTCACCACGCGGACGATCGTCTTCTCCAATATTCCGGTGACCGATCCCGAGGATGCGGTCGCGCGCATTGAGGAGTTCAACTATCAGAACGCGCCGGTCATCATCACCTCGCTCGCCGGTGCGCCGAATTCGAGCACTGTCGTAGGGGTGCTGGTCTCGACCATCTACGAGATCGACCAGGTGCGCTACAACGAAGGCGCGGTCTCGGGCTCCGAACGAACGCTGACGATGATGATTGACCTGCAGCCGCCCGGACGATCGGCGCGGGGCTCTACCGGGGTCAAGCGCTCGCAGGCCGAGCAGCAGTTCGACAATAATCCGGCCGACACGGGCCTGGAGCACGTGGCGACGAATGCGACCATCCCTGAGGAGTGGGGACAGGTGTCGCGCTGATATTGATCTAGATTAATAGACTATAGAACGGCGGGGGAACGCTTGGGGAACCAAGTGGGTCTGGCTTGTGGACTCCATCCCGCACCTCGGAGACATTCCATGAATCGCTTCCGCATCGTCGAAGCCACGCTCGCGCGTGAGCTTGCGAAACCCTATGCCTATGGCACGGCCGATTGCTTCATGCTGGGCTGTGCCTTTATCGACGCGCTGACGGGCTGGCCCTTCGCCGACAAGTACCGCGGCGCCTATCGTACGCTCGCCGGCGCGCAGCGGGCGCTGCGCCGGCGCGGGCATAAGTCGCTGGTGAGCTTCTTCGCGGCCGAGCTGCAGCAGGAGCCGAAGGGCGGCGCGGAAGCGCGTCTCGGCGATCTTATCATCCTGCGCCTCTCCGACGGCGCCGAGCATGTCGGCGTCTGCCTCGGTGCTCGCTTCGTGACCAAGACCGAGCGCGGCCGCAGCGATCACGGCCTCGCCGACGTCATTGCCGCCTTTCACCTCGGATAAGCTGACATGGCAATCTTTACTTCAATCGCGACCGCGATCGCCGGTGCGCTGTTCGGCGGCTCTGCGCTTGCCGCCAGCCTCATCGGCGGTGCTCTGGCCTTCGGTGCCAAGCTGGCGATCGGCAAGCTCGGACAGCAGAAGCAGCAAAAGCGGAAATACACGGCCGTCCAGGGCGAAATCCAGTTCGGTGGCGACGTGCCGGTCGGCACGCTCTACGGCGTCGGCAAGACGAAGGGGCAGCGGACGTTCTATGCGAAGTGGGGCAGCGGCAACAAATGGAATGCCGAGGTCTTCGTGCTCGCGAATGGCTGGTGCGACGGGCTGGAGCCCTACGTCTATATTTACGGCGAGAAGAAAGCGCTCGTGTCCCGGCCGGTCATCGGCAATGAGGTCGCGAACTATCATATCGAGGGCTTCGTCAATGGCTCTGGCGACCCGGTCCTGACGATCCGCTTTTACGATGGCAGGCCAGGCCAGCTGGTGGATCAAAAGCTGGTCGACGTCACGGCGGGTCTTGGCAACAAGTGGAAGAGCACGAGCGTCAATGCCGGCATCTGCTACGTCGTCGTCGAGCGCATCTATAGCGACAAGCTCTTCGGCTCGAAGGGACGGCCGGAACTTGAATTCGTGCTCCGCGGGCTTCGCGAATACGACCCGCGCAAGGACTCGACTGTAGCCGGAGGCTCCGGGACGCAGCGGCTCAATACGCCATCGACCTGGGCGCACACGAAGAACCCGGCCGTTCACCGCCTCAATTATCAGTTGGGGCTGCGCGCGCTCGTCTCCGGCCGGACGCTGATCGGCGAGGGCAAGAGCCTCGGCCAGATCGATCTCGCCACCTATTTCGTGGCGATGAACGTCTGCGATACGCTGCGGGCGAACGGCAAGAAGACCTATGAGTGCTCGCTCTTCGTCAGCGGCGACGCTGATCATACCGAGGTGCTGAAGCAGTTCGACGATGCCATGGCCGGCTATGGCCTCAATCGGCGCGGCCTTTCCGGCGTTATTCCCGGCGCACCGCAGGTCCCGGTCAAGGATCTGACGGTGGCCGACATCCCGATTGACCGCGCCAAGGACGTGCAATTCCGGCCGTCTGCCTTCGAGCGCTTCAATCATCTATCCGGCCAGTTCACCTCGATCGAATCGATGTGGAACCCGGAGAGCTTGAAGCCGGTCTATGTGAATGCGGACATTGCCGCCGACGGCCGTAACCGGCAGACGAGCATCGACTTCCTGCAGGTGACCGATCCGGACATTGCGCAGTATCTGCTCAACATCCGCTATCGGCAGAATCGCATCGGCGGAAAGGCGACGGTTACCGTCAGCCGCCGTTTTGGGCTCGCGGTGCAGGAAGGCGAGTGGATCACCTGGCGCGGCAAGAGCTGGCTGATCAGCGAATGGCGGGCCGATGATCGGCTGCGCATCACGCTGGTGCTTTCGGAGACCAGCGCTGCGATCTATGACGACGCCGGTATCCAGCCCGGGCCGATCGTCATCCCGCCGACGCCGCCGATCAACCCGTCGCTGCTGTCGACGGTGCAGAACTTCAATGTTGCCGTCGGCATGATCAACGGCGCGCAGGGCTACGACACGCCGGCGCTCGTCTTCACTTGGACCCCGCCGGATGATCCGACGATTACGGCCGTGCGCTTCGTCTATCAGATCGAGGGCACCACCGAGCTTTTCGAGGATCAGTGCACCTCGCCCGAGGACGGTCTGTTCCGCACCACGAAGAACGTGGTCTCCGGCAAGGTCTACAACGCCCGCGCGACGATCACGACCGTGCCCGACCGGCTGCGCACCTTCACGCCCTGGGCGACGACGGCGCAGCCGACCGGCTTGCAGACGCTGCTGACCGGTCTGCAACAGCTGCAGGACGATGCGCTTAACCGCTTCAAGGAACTGCAGCAGGAGATGGACGAGTTCTTCCGGCCGCGGCTGGTCGAGCTGCTGGATGCGTTCTCGCTCGAAGGCGCTGTCGGTCAGATCGAGCGCCAGCAGATCGTTGCCACCATAGGCGATGCGCTGGCGCAGATCACCGAGGAGCGCCGGGTGCGCGTCTCGGAGAATGAGGCAACGGCGCAACTGCTGACATATCTGCAGGCGAGCCTCGGCGGCACGAATGCGCGCCTGATCACTGAGGAGACTGTGCGGGCGACCGCAGATTCGGCGCTCAGCAGCCAGATCACGCAGCTCACGGCGGAAACCGGCAGTAACGCGGCGGCCATTCAGACAGAGGCTACCGCCCGAGCAGACGCCGACAGTGCGCTCTCCAGCCGGATCACCAGCCTTGATGCGGAGGTTGATGGCAATCTTGCCCGTCTGATCCAGGAGGAGACGGCGCGCGCCGATGGCGACAGCGCGAACGCGACCAGCATCAATGGCGTGAGCGCCGATTTCAACGGGCGGTTCGCGCAGGGGCTGGTGAAGTTCGAAGCGGTCGCGGCGCCGACCGGCGTTGATGCCCGGTTCTCCGTGTTGCTGCGGGCGGGGACCAGTCAGAGCTTCAAGGTTTCGGGCTTCTATGTCGAGCTTTATACCGAGGGCGGCGTGCAGAAGTCGCGCATGGCGGTGCAGGCGGATCAGTTCCTCGTCACCTCAGGCAACAATCGTCACTATCCGCTCGTCTTCGAAAACGGCGAGCTGAAGCTGGCAGTAGCCAACATCGGAACGGTCAACGCCGGTCTCCTTCAGTCACTGAACGGGAAGATGAAAATCGACCTCAACAACGGCACGATCGAGGTTTTTAGCTAATGGTCCGCACGATGATTGGCGTCGACAGTACCGGCGCCGGCTGCGTCAAAATCATGAAGAGCGACGCTGACAGTCCGCGCACGACGCCGGACAGCCAGCGCTCGAAGTTCCTCTATAACTCGAAATATGCTCTGAACGCGTCGATCGCCCATATTGAGCGTGTGAACACTATTCCCGGCGGAAGCGGTACCCAATACTTTCCCGCCGGGTCTAACTCTTCCAACTACCAAAAGCTTGTTGCTTACGGTGACGCGGGCGGATTTAACGAAGCGATATGGTTGTTTAAAAACAGCGCCTTCCCTGATTTGAAGTACAATATGCCGCTTTTCGACGTGAAAGCCACCCGCAATATTACGGGTCGCTTTAATCATATGAAAATACAGCGGCGATATAGCGGCAAATACTATAACGATCAGGGCGGTTATTTGTTCATGGGGAATTGGCGTCAAGCCCCTTGGTTCAAGGATTATGAGGGACTTGTCAGCAATTGGGGTTCCTTCCCGTATGGAACAGTTACGAGGATAAACAACTCAGACACAAACGACGCCTACAACCGCTTTCAATCCAGCGATAAACGGTTGATCGTGTGGAACCTCCCCGGCAATGAAGACCCGTCATTAGAAGCTCCCGTGCTCGCGCCAAACGGCAGTAAGAACATCATCATTCGTTCGGATAAGATGATTATCGCTAAGCCGGGGTACAACGCGGAAACTGCGACCGAATGGCAAATCTCATTCGACAGTCGACGTGTGCCCGTCAAGGTCATCGCCGCCGCAGATATTGCCATTCCAGCGGGAGAGTCGTTCTACGATACCGGGATAACGTTGCCGACAAATATCGCGCTTGACGTTCATTTCTACACGGGCTCCACAATCTATTATCCGTGGACTCCTGACATGGAAGACGGCGCGGGAGCGGAGTACTGGTTTAGCGGCACGCGTATTTGCTTTAACGCGGCCTCCGCTATGCGCGCTCGGTTCATGCTGTATCTCGACGCCGGCGACAGCCCGACGAATGGTAGCAACAAGGTGTTTAGGCAGTTCACTGAGGGCGGCGTGGATGTGGTCCAATTCCTGCGCCCAGGTTCTGCCAATCCGCCTTCTTGGGCAGACATCGTGATCGACAGCCGCTGGCCGTGTGTGCAAATCATCAAAGAGGGGTATTTTCCTGTCTCGGCAGGGAGTCCAGTCGAGACGATTGTCAATTTTGACGCCACGGGCATGTTCCCCATGGTCAAGTACATGACCAAACACGGGCCCGGTTCGGATCAGAATTTCGGCAGTTGGCAGGCGTCGATCAAATTACCATCCGTTCGCCAGTTGATCTACTCGACAAGCAGCAATTTCGAGTGTGGGGACAGCTCCCATTGTCGCCTGACCCAGACAAGCGCAACGTTTGTCACTAATCGCGGACGACCAGGCGACTATTACAACGATGATGATGACCCGGGCACATGGCGCACCGAAGGCGCCGACGACGTGCTCGGCATCCGCTACTACATTCTCGGCATTCCAGCTTAGGAACTCCTGACATGACGATACCCTATGTAACGGGCACGGTTTCCGTGACCGCCGGCAGCGCCGTTGTCACCGGCTCCGGGACCGCCTGGGCCGCGGCACTGATTGCCGGCGGGATCTTCGGCCTCGACAGCAGCAACGGCAACCCGGTGCCGATCCTTTCCGTCGACAGCAACACGCAGCTCACGCTGGCGAAGCCCTGGCGCGGCACCACGGCGGCCGGGCAGGGCTACTGGATTGTCCGCGACACTGCCTATCTGCAGCAGCAGACCGTCAACGCCCAGGCGCTCTCGACCTACATACAGCGGCTCGACAATGCGGCGTTGGCGGCGCTGGCGGGCCTTACGCCGGCAGCTGACAAGCTCGCGTATTTCACCGGGGCAGCTGGGGCGGCCCTGACCGACATCAAGGCTAAGGGCCGAGACCTGCTTGCCGCAGACTCGATGTTGGCGCTTCTGGGGAAACTCGGCCCGGTAAATGGTGGTGTTGCTTCGCCTGTCCCGTCCGCCGCTGGGGTCGGACTTTCGGATGGTGATTTCAACACGATCATCATCCCCGGTACCTATACGATCACAGGCAGTTGGACGAACGGACCATCCGGGGCGGCGGCTACAGGATATACAGCTGTTCTGAACGTTTATCGCCGTTTCGGGATGGTGTTTCAGGAAATCTATATAGCTGATGCAACCTCCCCGAAGAAGTTTCTTCGGTTTTCGGGGGAAGCTTCTGCGGGAACGTGGCCTAATCCCTGGTGGAACATAACAAACCCCGCTTACCCTGGCGCATCGGAGATACTAAATGGTGCGTTGCCCGCTCGCCTCAGGACGGTGCAAACGGCTCTCTCTGACGCAAATACCGCAACGGAAACCGGGTTTTACAGTGTCAATGCAGGAACCGTGAATACCCCCGAAGGGGCGCAAGGTTCTCTCACAGTCGTTGCCGTCACGGCTACGGTTATTACGCAAGTATACATTCGAGGAAGTAACGGCAACATGTACATGCGGTGGAACAATGGTTCCACTTGGAGTTCATGGGCGAAGGTCGGGCTGCAGGACAGAAACAATACGTGGTCCGGTACACAATCTTTGGACGGCGCAGGAAGTTATGTTCAATTTGCACTGAACAGAGGCTCGGTTGTCGGATCATATGAGTCGGGTGTAAATTTCATTGGACTCGGTTCTGTAAGTGATCACCCGCTTATATTTAAGGCAAACAATGTCGAGCGCGCCCGGTTCGAGCCGACTAACGGCGATTTCCTCGTAGGGCTTACAGCAACGATTGACCCTGCAACCGGGAGCACAACCGGCGTTGCAATGCGTCCGGCGACCGGACGCATGTGGCGGCGCGCATCGGGGTATAACCCGTTTTATCAGTCCAGACTTGCTACTGACGGCGCCGTTCAGGAGTTCTACCGCGAGAATTCATCAGTAGGCGGCATCTCAGTTACCGCGACTGGGACCAGCTATTCCACCACATCGGATTACCGTCTTAAGTCGGATATTCAGCCGATCGTGACGTTCTCGCTTACTCCGGAGCAATTCGACGTTTTGGATCATGCGGAGCTTAAAATCATGGCTCTGCGCCCGGTTTTCCACCGGTGGAACAATGCTCCGGAAAAGGGCGTCGTAACGGGCTTCATTGCTCACGAGGCGCAGCAGGTTGTTCCTCATGCGGTGACCGGAAAGAAAGACGAGGTTGTTGAGGTCGGTCGCGAAATCGTCCCCGCGCACGAGGTCGAGCGGGAAACAACTGACGAGGTCGGCAATACCAAAACGGTAACCATCACCGTTCCGGAAGTCGTCAACGAGGGCGTGCGCCGCGACGCATTGGCGGCGGGCGCCGTGTTTGAGAAGACGGGCGAAGCGCCGGTTTTTCAAACAATGGATTACGGCCTGATCACGGCCGATATTGTCGCGGCGCTGCAGTGCGTCATTCACAAGAACATGCTGCAGGGAGAAGAGATTGCCGCCCTGAAGTCGGAAAAGGACACCCTTGCCGAACGGCTCGCCCATATTGAGGCTCACCTTGGCCTTGCCTGAAATTCATCGAGCCGGGCATCCCTATCGCAGAGCTGCCGGCGTTTCAGTGGCCGCGGTCTTAGCGGTTGGGTCTCTCGCCCATTCGGCGACAGCAATCGCTGAACTGAGCAATACCGCTGGCAGCGCCAGCGCGGCGAGGAACCTGATCACGCTCTTTCGATGAGATTGCCTGCCATCCCAATCGTAAGACATTGTGTTCGCCTCTTCGTGATCCGAACGACGGCTCCGGCTCAACCATATGGGCACGATATCGGGGGCTGGTCGAGTCACTTGTTGCGACAGTTGTGATCGGAATGCCTCAACCTAAACAAGGCCCGAAAACTGCCGCTGTGTCCGAATGTAAGCGATTGCGGCAGCTTCCAGGCTTCTGCACTCCGCTTCGCATCCAATCAGGGCGTCTTCGTCTTTCTCGGTTGCGCAGCGAAGGACGTCGCGCCGCAGACACGCACGCTCGTAAGCGATGCAGAGCTTCAGAAATGCGGGGCTGTTCATCATCCACGCGCTAGCACGCAGATCTGGGGCTGCCAAAAACAACCGGGCCGTTCCTGCCTTTTTCACATCCAT